GTTTGGGCAAAGTGGCCCCCTACTAACTACAGGAAGGGCGTGCGCGGTTCACAATTCCGCTCGCTGGTTGTCCGGTAAGGACACTCGCGCGGCGGCCTATCAGGACAACGCCAAAATCTTTTTTCGCCCGCCGTGCAACATCGAGCGAAAATGGCCCTCTACTTACTGTGGAAACGCGTGGCGTGCGCAGCCCGGCCGCGTCGACCGGTGGCGGCGACTATTTTGGTGTTTTTTGGGGAATTTCCTGCGCTTCGACAAGAAGTGGCCCCCTACTAACCATAGGAAGGGCGTGCGCGGTTCACAATTCCGCTTCTCGCTGGTTGCCCTGTAAGGGCACTCACGCTCGCCAGTTTTTTCGCCGCGTTCGCGGCACTCACATCCGCATGATTGTTAATCCCTTCCCAGATTGTTTGCATCCCTTGCCTACGGCGATTCGCGCGATCGAGGGCCTGTCTTGTTATAGCGCGGTTCGCGAGGCGCTCGACCAGTTTCGCCTTACGTTCAATTCGGTTAAGAACCGGTTCGCCTTCAAAGGGCTGGCCACGCTGGCGGCGGCGATCGAAAGATATGAGTTTGGCGAATACGTCAGGCTCGGGCTGTGGTTCTGTCGTCTTGATGATGCCGCTCCCGCAGCTAGACACCTTCGGTATTCAATCGTGGGCGAATGGCCAGCGTCGGCCAACGGCCTTGCGGACGCGATTCGCGAGGAGCTTTCTTCTTGCGGCCTTCCGCGTTACCGCGACTAAGACGCGCTCACGTCAATCTCTACGGCCCGCAAGCCTTGGGGCCCGGCGGCCCGCTCCTCAAACACCCGCCCTCGTCACGGTATGCCACAGAATCCGCCCATCACAGAATGCGTTAAGCGCCTGTTGCACCGGGAAGAGAGCCCGTTTGCCGCGCGGTTCCACGCTGGCCTAGAAATCCAGATTCAGCCATTCGCGGACGAAACGTTGGCGCGGGCGGGCTATCCAAATCTGTGGCCCGACCGGGATGGCAATCAGTACGCCCAGCCGATCCGAATCCCGCGCAACGCTGACACTTCGCCGGTCGACAACGATTGGCCTATGCCGTTCCCGTCCGGCGCTATCAAGCTGATCGGTTGGACGGGGTGGAATTGGCGCGATCTGCGATCCGAGTTTTTCGTGATCGACTTGGATAGCTGCGTTGGTCACAAAGCAGGGCTTGCAGCGGACGAGCTTGAGGCGGCCCGAAAGGCGGCTTGCTCGCTCCCCTACGTAACGGTTCGCCGATCCAAAAGTGGAAACGGTTTTCACGCGTATATCACGTTTGCCAACCCGCCCGCGTGCGCAAACCATTCTGAACACACCAGGCTAGCGAAAGCGGTACTGCAAAAAATGTCGGCCGAAGCGGGGTTTGATTTTTCAGAGGCGGCCGACGTAGTTGGCGGCAATGCCTGGTTTTTTGAACGTAAAGCACCGAAGGAGCTTAATTGAATATGAGTACACCATTCGAGACTGTGAACGAGGCCGCTTGTGCGCTTGACGACGTGCCCGCGCTGCCGGCCGTTGACGAGACGCCGCAAACCGACGGAACACCGCTTGATGACGATCACCAGAAACAAATTGGCTGGCTGGTGAGCCGTGGCCTCGCCGAATGGGACGACGAGCGAAAGTGCCTCCGCACGCGAACCGATTCGCTGGGGCGAATGCACGAGGAGCTATGCCTTAAAGGCGAGTTCGCAACGCTCACGACCGCGAGTAGCGAACGAAACTGTTTTGCCTATCCGAAGCCGCGCGGTTCGTGGTTCGTAGTTCGCTACGGCAAAGGGGTCAGGGAGCACAACTCCTGGCGCACCAGCGCGGGCGGCTACACCGTTTGTGATTTCAACAAGCCGGCGAGCAAAACGGGAGACACTCCAGCGGCCCGAATCGTCCGGCTGGCGACGGAGAACTATCAGTTTTTTCATTCGCCCGAGGGGCTCGCATACGCGACGATCACGAAAGGCGGCGGCCCGCAAACGATGCTGGTAAAGGAGCGGGCTTTTGGGCACGTGCTGCGGATGAAGTTTACCGAAGCGACGGGGCAGGTTGCTAAGAACGACTGGATGCGGAATGCCCTGGACCAGCTAGAGGCCATCGCGGTGGAAGACCGGCCGGAGTTCCCTGTTTATGTCCGGCTGGGCTCGCATGGCGAGAAAATCTATCTGGACCTGGCCGACGTGCAGGGGCGGATTGTCGAAATAGACGAAGACGGCTGGCGAATCGTCAACGATGCGCCGGTTCGCTTCCGCCGGCCGGCAACCATGTTGCCATTGCCAGTTCCCGAACGGGGCGGCACGGCCGATATGCTGCGACCGTTTTTCAACGTCCGCGATTCGGACTGGCCGCTGTTGCTTGGAGCCCTTGTCATGTGCTTGCACCCTCGCGGGGCTTATCCGATTATCGCGTGTGTCGGCCGTGCGGGCTCTGCCAAGAGTACGAACACTCGGCATATCCAGGGGCTGGTCGACCCGTCATCCATCGTCGGTTCGGGCGAGCCTGAATCGACCGAAGCCCTGATGCTGCGAGCTAACGACAACTGGATTCTTGTGCTGGATAATCTCAACGTGCTGGACCAAGACTTGTCAGACTGCTTGTGCCGCTTATCCACGGGCTCTGCATTTACACGCCGGACGCTTTATAGCGATGCCGGCCAGACTGTTTTTCGTGCCAAGAGGCTGGTTGTGGTGAATTCGATCAATGATGTGATCAAGGCCGGCGACTTGCTTGATAGGGCCTTACGATTCGAGCTTCCGGCACTCGAAACGCGCAAGACGGAGCGACAAGTTGACGCCGGGTTTGATGCCATCCGCGCCAAGGCCCTTGGAGTGTTGCTTGACGGGGCGGTATCGGCGCTAAAGCATGAGGCCACGACCGTCATCGACGACCCGCCGCGCCTATATGATCTGGCTGTTTGGGCTACTGCCGCAGAGCCAGGGCTCGGGCTCGATCCAGGGGCTTTCATGGCCGCCTATCGCGCCAATCGGGCTGACATTCGGGGCATGATCCTGGAGAACGAACTAGCCCGCGAGATTGTCGCGCTTGGCGACTTTGAAGGTACGGCTCAAGAGCTGGCCATCCAACTGGGCTGGACAGGTTTGACCGAGCAACAGCTAAGGGATCGCGTCGGCGATTTGCGAAAGCTGGCGCCGGCACTGGAAGGCGAAGGGGTCACGATCGAGTTTCGCCCCCGGTCGCATGGCAAGCGGCTCATCGTGATTCGGGGCGCCTCGGGTGACCGTAAACGCTAAACACCTCCACAATTACTAATCTATCTATTTTCAAAAAAGATAGAAAAACAGGGTCACCCACGGTCACCCAAACCCCTGTTTCCGCCGATCCGGTGGCCCTATCTGGACAATCGGGGCCGCCTGGCGGTCTCTCTGGATCGTCGGCCTGCACGGTAGGCGTCACCCGGCGCCATCTAACCTGGCAAGCAACCGGCCCCCTGTTATCGACATTGCAGGGGCGCCGGCTGCTTGCCGGCGCGACACCCCACCCCCAGGGCTGATTTTTTACCGGGCAAAGCCCTATTTTACGATGCCCCCCAGCCGCGTTAGCGCTGCCACATCTGAGGTTTAGGGGTCAAACACTACGCACATATATGAATAATCTGAAACCCTTCGATATGACCGGCCTACGGCCCGTTTTCGAGCCAATTGTCAATGAAGCCTCGCTGCCTAACATGACAATCGGCCTTCCTTGCGGCCGAACGACCAGCACCCGGCAAACCAAGCGCACCCTGGCCCACCTGGACCAACCACGGCAGGCAGCCGAGCAAATCGACCACCTGCCAGCGAGCGACGAAACCCGGCATCTTGTCTTGAATGGCGATTATCCGCTGTTCGCGTTCGTGCCCGCGTTCATCGCCCTGGCTGGCGAGCCGATCACCACGCTATACGTTGCCACGCTGGGATTCTCCAAGGCAAACATCGACGACCTGGCAGCGCTGGTCGATTCCGCCCAAGTGCGCGACGTGGCGATTGCCGCGAGCACCTACTTCGGTGCCCAGGATAAGCCAATCTATGACCACGCGGTCGACTTCTGCCTGGCGCACGGCTTCCGAATCAAGGCGCTACGATCACACGCCAAACTGTTGCTGATGCACATTGGCAGCCGTTATTTCGTGGTCGAGTCATCGGCCAATATGCGATCCTGCCGGAACGTCGAAACGGCCTGTATTTTTCAAAGTCAAACGCTATTCGACTTCCACAAGAAGTGGATCGACGAACTTTTAGAAAGGACCAAATGAAAGGACGAAAACCCATCCCGAACGAAATCAAACTTTTGCAAGGCACGGCCCGCGCAGACCGAACCCACGGTGCCGAGCCCAAGCCCGAGCCGACAATACCAGACTGCCCCTCGCACCTGAACGACGAAGCCCAGGCAGAATGGAACCGGCTGGCCCCCCAACTCTGCCGGCTGAAAATCCTGACTGCCCTGGACGCGGCAGCGCTAGCTGCCTACGCCGTGTCTTTTAGCCGATGGGCTGACGCGGAGCGGCACGTCCAAGATAGTGGCGCGATCGTCCGTTCCCCGGCCGGCTATCCCCAAGTCTCGCCGTGGCTATCTGTCGCGAACGAGGCCCTTCGGCAAATGAAAGCCTATGCCGCCGAGCTTGGATTGACGCCAAGCAGCCGAACCCGTCTGGCAGTTGCCACACCGGCGCAACCCGTATCCAAGTGGGCTGGCTTGCTCGCTTGATAGAAGTCCGGCCCCCATCGCGGCCGGCAACCCATCTTTTCACCCCGGCGGGATTCACCCGCCATAACCTGTAGGATTTCAAACCATGCCAATTTCGGCAACCCGTAATTTTATCAAACACGGTCAGCGATCGGCCCAACTCGCGATCGAGATCGCCCTCGCCCGCCCGTCCGCTCGCCCCAGCCTGTCTACAGAGCACCAGGCCGCCGCCCGCACTCACGGTCTTGATTTCGCCCAACGTGACGGAGACGACGCCAACGAGCTGAGAATCGAGCTGGCGGATACCCAGGAACTTCGCGCCCTGTCGATCCAAGTTGGAGCCAGCGGTGGCTTCACCACACCCGAAACGAGCTTTACGGCCGCTTGGGAAACGTCGTTGGTCGCGTCGCCCATGCGTCAAGCCGCAACCGTTCAGCGGATCGACGAAGGCAACGTCTTTAAAGAACCTACGATCAATGACACGGCGAATGAGGGTTTCATCGTTGGCGAGAATCAGCAGCCGCAAACCCAGGATGTGACGTTCGGCCTGATTGAGCAACGGCCTTACAAATATGGGTCGGGCCGCGTGCTCATTCCCGCTGAATTGCCGGAGAGTGCGGGCCCTAGCTTCCCGTCTCAACTGGCCCGTCTGCTCGGGGACCGCGTTTCCCGACTGCAAAACCGCAGTTTCACGACAGGCGCCGGCGCCAGCGAATCGCTGGGCATCATTCCGGCTTGCGTCCAAAACGGCGGGACCGTCACGGCCGCGAGTTCGACCGCTATTACGGAAGACGACATTTTTGGCCTCTACGACAAACTCGGCAGCGGCTATTTCGATTTCGAGAAGTGCTCTTTCATGATGCACAAGGATACGCTGCTCGCGGTCCGCAAATTGAAAGACAGCTCGGGTCGGCCGATCTTCCAATTCCAAGATGGGCGGCTTGACGGGTTCAAAATCCTGATCAACCATCACTGCCCGAGCACAATCGCCAGCGGTGTGAACGGGTCGATTCTGTTCGGCCAGGTATCGAAGTACCACATCGTGGATTTCAGAACCCTGCGGTTGGTGCGATATGCCGAAACGCATGCCGAATCGGATCAAGAATTGTGGGCCGCGTACCAGCGGTCGAGCGGTAACTTGATTGACGCCGGAACTCGCCCCGTCGTCTGCTTGACCCACTAAACATCCCCCGCCGGAGGCCGGAGGGGCATTCTGCACAATGGGTGCCTCTCCGGTCCCCGGTCTTTTAGGAACTAAGAATGAAAACAGAGTCAACGATTACAGGATACGCGGCGGTCTACTTCCGCCCCGGCGACAAGAACACCGAGGCAAGCATCGGCGGTCAATTCATTGAACGGATTAGGCCGGGAGCGTTTGCAAACGCACTCCGCGAAGGCGGCGCGATCGCGTCCTACACGAATCATGATGCGAATTTTCTGCTTGCTCGCGAAGGCACGGACCCGCTTAGCTTGCTGCTACACGAAGACGACACCGGCTTGCATGTTCAAATCTTTCCGTTTGAAACCGGGCCCGGTCGCGATGCCCTGGAAATGGTCCGCGTTGGCGGCCTCCGAGGAATGAGCTTCGGATTCTCGATGGCCGGCGGCAAGGACGAATGGCACGTTGAAAATGGAATCGACGTTCGGACGATCGTAGAGATCGGCCAGCTATTCGACGCCTCCCCGGTCGTGCATCCGGCTTATCCGGGCACGAGCTGCAAGATTGAACCTGCGAGCCGAAGCGTTGCCGCCCGACTTGCGGGATATGAACAAATAGCCCGAAGCGTTCAGGCTTCGGAAACCACCGACAAAGGCAAACGAATGCAAATCGAACGTGCGGACGACCGAACCCGAGGCGCCAAGCGTGCCGAGCTTCAACTCGCAACGCGGTTGCGTCTCTATGACAGGATCGCTCGATTGAAAAGCGACGCAACCCGCAGCGCATCGATCGACTTGGAACTGGCCGATCTGGGCCGGCAATCTGCGAATCTCAAGGTGTGCGAGGCCCGTCACCAATGAGAGGCATGATAACCAAAATAGTCGATC